AGGATCTAGATGCGTTCGCGAAACTAATCAGATTTCCCTACTAGGAATGCCCATACCGTCAGATCGGGTGCAGGCTTGCTATGTTGTTTGGATGGCATCCGTTGGGCGACCTCCAAAACCGATTGAGCAGAAAATCCGTGCGGGAAATGTTGGCAAGCGAAAACTCCCGACGCTGACTTCTGTGACTGCGTTGCCTGTGCGTTTCAGCGTTCCTGTTCCGCACCGACCTTTGATGGGAAAGACGAATGGCGGTTTGGGTGCAGGTCAAGAACTGTGGAGAATGATTTGGGAAAGCGGATGTTCGTGGTTGAAACCGGAGTGCGACACGGAACTTGTGATGCTTGTATGCGAACAAACCGATGAGCGTACGATCCTGCGAGACAAGATGTTTCGGATCGGAATAGATTGGCGTGATCGGGCAGGGTTGCGAATGCTTGAAAAGCAGATCGCACACAATCTTTCTCAGTTGGGTTTCACTCCTGCTGACCGCGCAAGACTAGGAAACACATCAACAAACAAAGTAGATGCATTGCAGGAGTTCCGTGCCAAAGTCCAATCTCAGCGTTCTCAAGCCTGACAAGGTTTGGACACCAACATTTTTCACGCCTCGGGCGTCAGTTCAAAGCGACGGTGATCTTGTTGCGTCGTTCGGTGCTGAGTGGCTTTACACAAGCAAGGGAGTTCGTGCAGGCGAACCGTTGGTGTTCACAGATTGGCAACGATGGTTGTTCGGTGCGTTGCTTGAACGCCGACCCGATAATCGTTTGCGATATCGGCGTGCATATATCGGGCTTCCACGCAAGCAAGGCAAATCGTTGATGGGTTCTACTCTTGCTCTGTATGGTTTATTCGCAGGGGAGGCAGGCGCAGAAGTGTATTCCTGTGCAGGCGACAGGCAACAGGCTCGCATCGTGTTCAATGAAGCGAAGCAACAGATCCAAAACTCGGAGATGCTTTCCAACGAATGCAATGTGTTTCGGGATGTGATTGAAGTGCCACGCTTCAATGCGATCTATCGGGTGCTGTCAAGCGATGGGAAACTTCAGCAAGGTTTGAACCCTTCGCTTGTCGTGTTTGACGAACTGCACATTCAACGCAACGACGATCTATGGGATGCAATGACATTGGGTTCGGGCGCACGAGTTGATCCGCTGACCGTAGCGATCACGACAGCAGGCTTTGATCTTGACAGCATCGCAGGCAGGCTTTATCAATACGGCAAAAGCGTTGCTAGTAAAGAGATCGTTGATGATGCGTTCGGGTTCTTTTGGTGGGAAGCAAAACCCGACTGCCTTGTTGATGATCGTGAACAATGGCTTGCCTGCAATCCGAACCTCGCTCTCGGTTTGATTGACGAGGAGGATATGGAAATGAGCGCACGCCAAACCTCTGAGATGGCGTTTCGCAGATTTAGGTTGAACCAATGGGTGCGCTCGCAAGAGTCGTGGCTACCTGTGGGATCGTGGGAGCGGTTGGCAGGCGACGCAACAATCAACGCTAATGACGAATGTTTCGTCGGAATAGATATGGCTTTGAAGCACGACTCCATCGCTGTCGTGATTGCACAGCAACAGGAGAACGGCAAAATACATTTGGATCACAAGATTTGGCATCCCGACGGAACAGCAATAGACATCGCTGATGTTGAAGCGCATCTGCGTGAACTACATCTCAACTTCAATGTGCGTGAGTTCGCTTACGACCCTGCCTACTTTCAACGGAGCGCAGAGGCTCTATACGACGACGGACTCCCGATGGTGGAGTTCCCACAGTCATCGCAACGGATGATCCCTGCCTGCGGTACTGCGTACGATCTGATCGTGTCAGCAAGGATCGTTCATACAGGCTCACCGATGTTCACCGATCAAGTGTTATCGTCGGCGCAACGAATGACCGAAAACGGTTGGCGACTTTCTAAAGGTAAGTCACGCCGAAAGATAGATGCCTGCATCGCAATGGTGATGGCGATAGACCGAGCAACACGACGACAGATCAACACGCCGACAGTTAGCATTGAAAGGGTATGGGAATGAAACAGCGAACAATCTTTATTGTTGAACTTGTCGGAGGCATCACCGCTTGTGTTGGCGTTGCAATGTTCAGCGTTGCTTCCGCTTTAGTTGTGGCAGGCACTTTGATCGTTGTCGCTTGCGAGGCTAACTCGTGAGCCTGTTTCGTGGCGAGCGTCGTGCGCTGAACACAACCATTGACCCGAACCAAATCACAGCACGACCACAGTTCGGACAATACTCAGGTGAGATAGTCAATGATAATACTTCGTTTCAATGTAGTGCCTTTGCCAATGCGATCACGCTCCTCAGCGACAGCGTTGCGACGATGCCTCTGTATTCGTACAAAGATGTGAACGGTGTTTGGACACAACTGCCAACGCCATCGGTGTTCGTGCGACCCAACGACGATCAACTGATGTTTGAGTTCATACAACAAAGCGTCGCAACTTTAGCGATCTACGGCACAGCGTTTTGGTGGAGTCCGATGCAAGGCGTGTTCCCTCTTGAACTGCGCAACATTCATCCCGACAAAGTGCAAGTCAAAGTTCGCAAAGATGGCGAGGTGTATTACTGCATCGGGAAAGAGGAATACGACAAGACGATGATCCGTCAGTTGTCGTGGCTACGCCTACCGAACCAACAGAAAAGCATTCCTCCTCTTGAAGCATTGCGGAACATTCTTGGTACAGACATTGCGATCACACGCTTCCTCGCATCGTTCTACGGTGAAGGCGGAACACCGAGTTCGGTACTTGAAACAGATCAGCAACTAACCAACGAGCAAGCGAAAGTGTTGCGTGAAACTTGGGTTGATATGCATTACAAGACACGACGACCTGCTGTGCTGACAGGTGGTTTGCGTTGGAAGTCAATCACAGCATCAGCAACCGATATGGATACGATGGCGCATCGGGAACAGATCGTGCGTGAAATCGCACGCTTCTATCGCATACCGTTGCATTTGATGGGAGGCACAGGAGGCGACTCGCAAACATATCAGAATGTTGAGTCGGCAGGCATTCAGTTCGTGCGTCATACTTTGCTTCCTTGGATGCGACGATTAGAGGATGCGCTGTCAGATATGTTGCCGATAAATCAGCGAGTCCGTTTTGATGCCGACGAGTTTATGCGTGCAGACTTGACAACAAGAGTGAAGGCATCGCAAGTGCAGATCGCATCGGGAATGCTGACACCGAACGAAGCACGCTTCATTGAAGGTCGTGAACCGTACTCCGGAGGCGACGCATTCGTGTTGAACCTTCCCGGCGCACCTATGGCAGGCGGAACTGATAAACCTGCACTCGGCTTTGATACGGACACGAGCAACTGATGCCTGCAGGTAACTACAACATCACAGCAGAACAAGGATCAACCTTTACAAGAGTTCTGACTTGGCGAGATGCGAACGATGCTTTGATCAACCTGACGGGATATACCGCACGAATGCAAGTACGAACCGACTATGCAAGTTCGGCAACAGCACTTTCGCTGACGACAGCAAACGGACAGATCACTCTTGGAGGTGCGTTGGGAACGATCACGCTCTTAGTGTCGGCAACCGATATGTCGGCAGTTTCAGCAGGGAGTTATGTTTACGATCTTGAAATGGTAAACGGATCAACAGTCACAAGACTTGTGCAAGGAACTTTCACAGTCAATGCTGAGGTCACACGATGAGCGTGACGCTTGTTGATTTGCCTAATACTGTTACTGTCACCGAGGAAACAAATGTCACGGTGACGCAAACAACGCAAACAGTTTCTATCCAAGATGTCGGCGTGCAAACAACGGATGCGAGCCTGTTAGTTACAGGAACACTCAACAATGCCCGATTGCCTGCAAGCGCAACGACGATCACTACAGTTGGCAGTCTGACTTCTCTCATTGTTGAAGGTACTGCAAGTATAGGAAGCGATCTAGATGTTGATGGTAAGTTGAATGTTCAATCGGGATCGTTATGCACCGATGTGTTCAATCAAGTCGGGATCGGCACTTTCAATCCGTCATCAAAACTTCAAGTCGTCGGAACTGTGACCGCCACCGAGTTCAATGGACCTCTGACAGGTACAGCATCTAATGTCGCAAACTCCACAGTCATATCTAAGGTCTTGACGGGTTACACTTCGGGCGCAGGCACAGTCTCCGCAACGGATACGCTTCTGCAAGCAATACAAAAGTTGAACGGCAACATCGTAGCGATGAACGGTTATGACAGAGGGTTGATGGCTACGCCTGCCACAACAACAACTAGCGACACAACGATTACGGCTGAGGAACTTCAGTTGTCGTACAGTTTCACCGCTGTCAGCGGTAGGACATATCAGTTCGTTTATATTGAGCCGAGCATTTACGGTTCAGCATCAGGAATAATGTATGCACGCAT